ATAACTGATTTAACCATTTTTGTCTTCAATATAATAATATTGTTCTGGGTACTTGTGCATTCTTAAACTTATTTCCGCTGGATCTTTTTTATAATATTCAGCCGCGGCTTTTCTGCTTGGAAAAATACCATCAGGTGTCATTATTTTTTTAGAATTCTTCTTACCAACAGATTTTCTTTTTTCTTTATAATCATCCCTATTGCGAACTTCTTGCATTGACAATTTTAGATTTAATTTATAATCATCTGTTTCCATAAACGAATAATCAACTTTTCTATTTTGGATTCCTTTTTTTAATTTACTTTGATACTCAGGATCAGCATTACGTTTTTCAAGACTTTCTTTAAAAGTTTTGCTTTGGTTCCTATCTCGTATTCCTTGCAAATATTTTTCTTTATATTGTTCGTCCTCATGTAAATTTTTGGCAATAAAACTTGCTCTTTTAGCATGTTTAGGATCATTACGAAGTCTTTCAGCCAATTCCTTTTGTTTCTTTTGCCAAACTGGATCTTTTGCTCTACTTCTAGCGGCGGCAACATGATTCCAATTAGTGTTTAAAAGTTCTTCATCACTAAGTCCAGGTAATTCAATGTTACCCCACTCATCATCTTGTTTAATAGGCTTCTTACTCATGATTATTTCCAAAGTTGTTGTAACATAGTTTTACGCAATTTGACATCATGATTGTGATGCATAATGTCTGCAATCTTAATTGCTTGTCGTGGAGTTACCTCAACTAGACTACGATAATTATCACTCATGTAATTACTGGCTTGTTCAATAATGTCTTTGGGATAGCCATTCTCAAACTCTTGACAGTTTGTGCCCAACATATCACAGTTCTCAACCAAGTGCATGGTGTACATAAACTTTTGTTCGTCAGTAAAATTACATTCAGCAAAGTTAAAGCGTGAGAAGATAGCAGCCTTCCATTGCTTAACTGCTCGAGCAATGTCTTCTTTACGATCATTGGTAATCCAAATTAAGTTACCTTCAAACTTAAATTGGTGAGGAACATTGAACTCTTCCATAAGTGGATTTTTACGAGCAGTTTCCCAACTTACTTCTCTGTTTTGACCTAGTTCTGCGGCACCCAACAACATGGGAATAATTTGTTTCTTTTCACTGTGATGTATAATATCACAGTCATCCAAAACTACAATACGGTGTTTGGCACGATTTAAAAATAATTTAACATACAAACTAGCCGCAGTAATTTTGCCACCTTTAATGTACTCCACATTCTTTTGGTGACCAGTATCTTTGAGTGCTCGTTTGACTGTGTAAGTTTTGCCTACACCTGCATCACCACTTACAATGAGACCATTAATTGCTGAATTGGGATTTTGAACAAACGAAACGGTTTGTGCGTAGATGCCATCAAAAGTGTCTTGCACTTCTCGGGCAATTGGATTGATTCTTGCCATTTAAAACTCCTTGAAGTTTAGTTAAAAATTACCAAACACCGTAGTGCTTAGTCCATGTTAGTATTATAGCGAATTATAGTGGTTTTGTCTACTGGTAATTTACCCAAAAAGAAACCCCCGAAAGGTGAACGGGGGCTCTTCTCAAATGTCCAATTTAATCGATTAGATTGAACTGTCCATCTTCAAGTAACGGCCGTAACCATCATACAATTCGCCAACGCCATAGTGTGCGCTTGCCACTACATCGTTACCTAAGTAACTAGCACGACGCTGAGTTTCAATGTTGATGTCACCAACCAATGCTAGACCTAAAGCATCACGGTGGAACACAGCACCTGGGAAGTCACCAGCGTTAGTGTCATAAGCGATGTTTGCAGTTTCGAAGATTGGGATGCCAGCCAATTGACCAACATAACCCATTTGCATTGCTTCGTTAGCAACATTAGAAGTACCACCACCAGCAACAAATGCTGTGTTACCACCAGTTGTCAATGCTTTCTTAAGATCGAAAGCAATTTCTGGGTGCAATACGCAAACGATACCGTCTTGTGGAACACCAGCACCACGCAACTTAGCAACTGATTCAAAAATGTCAGCGGCTGTGATTGCGCCAGTGTAGTCACCCTTACCTGCTGAGAAACCAGCAAATAGAGCAGTTAGATCGCTGTCGATCTTACGAGCGATTGCTTCACCAAATAAGCGACCTAGGTCAGCAACAACGTTAGAAGCACTTTGCTGTACTGCTAGATCAGTTACTAGAGTACGGATAGCCGCTGTGCTAACAGTTAGTGTTGCACCGCTTGTGCTTACTGCTGTGTTAGATACTTCATCACCCTCAGTAACAGTTGCGGCTGTTTGATTTGGGTAGATAGGTACAGTTACAGTCTTACCTTGGCCAGGAGCCAAAGAATAGTTTTTAACCAAACCGCGCATGATAGAACGCTCGCTTGCAACGAACATTGCTTCTGCAACGATGCTTGGTAGTAAATCATTTAATGTTGTGGTTGTAGAACCTGCCATAATATTTCTCCTTTAATGAATTAGGCAATTCCCGCTTGTTTACGATATTCTGCGTAAACTTTGCGGTGTTCTGGATTTTTCATATCCAGTTTGCTGATATCTATTTTGCCCACATTTGGAGCAGAGATATTAGACTTTGTATTAGTAGTAGCCGGACTAGCCGCTTTAAAATGCGGATTCGAATCCAAGAATTCTCGCACTAAATCTGCGACAGCAAGTGGCGTACCATTATCTGCATAACGTACACTACCTTTGGCATCTACTACTTCTACTTCGCCTTCATCATTAAGTCTTACTTGATTGATTAACAAACTCTTTACTTGTTCTGGTGCAACTGCTTTGTATTCTGCGGCGGCACTGAGTAAAGGTGTGTTGACCTTGTATTCTCTAATGATGTTATCTCGTTTTGAGATTTCAGCATCTTTTTTAGCAGCCAACTCTTGTAGAGTCTTTTCAAACTCACCACGCTTGATCTGTTGTTCGGTTTGACGCCTTTCAGCCTCTTCCCTTAAACTACGAAGTTCATTAGGATCACCTAATCCTTCATATGGTTTTAGAAGTTTCTTCTCTAATGATCCGCGCATGCGAGCCATCATATTGTCTACTTCTTGTTGCGTGTAAGTTTTACTGCCTTGTGCCTGGCTTTCAGAATTAATGTCTGCGGCGTCAGTTGCCTGTTCATTTACCAATGTATTGTCTGACATTGTGCATCACCTCTCTTTGAGTTAATTTGTAATGTGTATTTACCCGTTAAAGAATAAATCACACAATTATTGATTATTTCTTACCTGTTTTGCTAGCCTTTTCTCTAGACTGGCTTGCTTTAATTGCCTGTGCTTGTTTAACCGCTTGTTGTCTTGTGGGATATACTTTACCTGTGGTTCCGTATTGCCATCCCTTACCTCCACGCGGACCTGTGGCTCGATGTATGGGCATAATGGCTCCTTAACGCTTTGGTGGCTTTTTGCCCTTGCCTTTTCCATAATTGTTCATATTAATACTCCTCTTTGTGAATATAACCTTGAGCCATATAATCCATGTGCTCTTGTTCAGTACGGGCAATGACCTCATCACCTGTCTCTGGGTTATACATTTCGTGTGGCTCAAATGGTTCCTTTTCAGGCAGTTGTTCTGCTGGCAAGTATTCAGTTGTGCCTAATATGAGTGTAGGCTCCTCACCCAATAGTTCAACTAACTCGTGGTCAATTAAATTAATAATTCTAGGATCGGTGGCAATTTCCTTGGCAGTCTTAAGTTTGCTAAGTTCGCTTTCCTCATCCTGTATGTTGAAACTTCCAGGATACTCAATCTCACCATCCCACACATAACCTTGGTATTGAGCATAGAACTCCCACATCTGTTCTTCAGCCAATTCCAAGTTGTCGGCCATTTCTGCCAATTTGGCATTTAACAATTCAAACTCTGTACGCATGGCTACGCCACTCATTTCACGCACTTCAGTAGCACGGATTGCACCTGTATTGGCCATTTTGTCTATTGCTTGTACACTAGCATTAATACTATTGTAGATTGCTGAAATATCTGTGCTAACATTCAGCATGTATGGCTTGAGTCCAGGATCTAAATTGTCAGGCATAAGTGCAATAGAACCAGCACCAGCACTCATCTCTACATCACTGGTCTTGACCACAGTAGGATGACCATTCAATCTAATGCTTTGTTCTACTTCACTGAGTTCATTGAATATCTTACGCTGATGGTCAGCAATGTCACTGATAGCACTGGCACCAATACCACGCACAGGACTGCGAGTACCATAACAGATAATGGCAGGGATTTTGCCCAAGCCATTTACTTCTACATACTCACTGCTGATTTCTTTTTTCTTGTTGTCCACTTCATAGGTAGTGATAAACTCTGGTGTCCATTCTTTGATAATACTAATGTCACCATTGATATCTTCCACATACTTGAATGATACCAGTTGATATCTACCTAAACTATTACGGCTCCAACGCCAATCAATTACTGCCAGTGGAGTTAGTAGGTTAACATATGGTCTAACACCTGCGGCAATTTCATCAGCCATTGTAACAGCACCAATATTAGGCTTGCTGACTAGGATCCAGCAGTGACCAAACACATTAGCCCAAGTGGCCACTTCCTTCATAAACGCATCTAAACTGCGTCCATCCATGTCAGCATCATATTCAAAATCTTCAATGGTTGTGTCAGCGGCTAATACACCAAATTCACGCTTGGGTTCTTCACGGAATAGGAAACTAGTGTAAACACTGATCACGCTACGACAGTGATTGTCCAAGGGTGTTGACGCCAATCTTA